AAAATGAACCTGTTTCACTTTCCGTAATCCAACTACCACTTACACTCTCAATTGCGTTTAATCTATCCACTAATGATGATGTAGATTGTGATGCTGTGAAGGTATTTAAATTTGAAATAGATGTTACTAAACTTGCAGTTGAAACTGATGCAGTAAATGTATTCAAATTACTAATAGAAGTTACAATTGATGCCGTAGTTACACTTGCAGTAAAAATATTTAAATTTGAAATAGATGTTACTAAACTTCCAGTTGAAATACTTGCAGTATAAGAATTGAAAGATGATGTTGATAATTTTGTATCTAATGTATTACTTAATGCATTAGTCACTAAGTCCGTTGCAAATGTAGTATCTAATGAAGATGTTAAATTGTTTATAGAAATTTTATATGTTGTACTACCTGATATACCAACTACAAAAGTCGTATCTAATGATGCCGGACTTAATGCAGGTAATTCGGATATTTTTTTAGTTTGTCTTAGTGCCATTTTTTATAATATTATTTCTTCGTCATTTTCAGTTGATAAAACTATGTCCAATTCTGTTCCTATTGGTATATCTTTTAACTTACCCATAACATAAATATCATTTATAGTCACATTATCGTAATCTATGTATTGTTCATTTAAAGTTATTACTACATTATTTCCAACTTCTTCAATTTTATAATTTCCTGGAATATGTAAACCAAATACTAATACTTCAAAATTATTAGGAGATGCTCCTTCGGTTCCATAATCTAATGTAACATTGTATATCGTTAATGTATTTGTATTATTGTCAAATTCATCAATTACTCTTTGATTGTATCTTGCACTATTTTCTAATATCTCTTGATAAAAATCCGATATTTTTGTTTTGTTATTTACTAATTTAATTGGGTTTGGATTAGAACGAGTTTTTGATTGAAATTTTGTATTGGTTGGAATTTCAATATTTTGCAAACTTCCGGTCAAATCATTATTAGTAAGGTTATTAATATTAACCTTTGGAACAACTTTATTAAGTTTTCTTGTATTTGATGAAAATTGTTTAAGCATATTGTTCTATATCTCCTTCTATTTGAATATAATCATCAGCATCCAAAATAAACCCATTAAAATTATCTTTTATAAATTTAATTAATAAACCACTCCCACCTTGTTCAATATCATAGTCTCTTGCACTTATACTTTGTGTATTAATATAAATCTTTAATCTATCTTGTGTAGTTCTATATTCAATTTCTCTTAATATATCTACAAATCTCCAACCAGTAGCTTCAAAAATCCAATAAGTAGAATTTGTTAAATCTTTTGGAGTTAGATTTGTTTTACCAGGATTTCTACTGATTTTTTGGGTTATATCTAATAAACTTCTTTTCATTATACAATATCAATAAATTTACCTGTAATAGTAATTTCGTCACCACTATCTACTGAAAATCCAGGAGACAATGCCAATGTTAATGTATTGTTTGTATATGATGTTACTGTAAAATGTGTCGTTTGATAATACCTAACACCATTTATATATAATTTAATATCGTAAGAATTTCCCTGATAAGTTAATCCAGAAGTAATTACTCCGGATAATTGTGTAGGTGCTTGTATTAATTTTACTCCTGTGAATATTGCGCTACTATCATTTTCACCATCTACGACTTTACTATTATTTAAAGATAAGAAATCAATTAAGTCCTTGTTATCGTAATATGGTGATGGTGTCGTTAATAAACCTTCCAATCTACCATTTCCAGTTACATCCACTTCGGTAGACATTACGACTCTTTTTACAGATAAGGATTTTTTAATAGGAGATTCACCATCAAATTTTTCTGGAAGTAAATAAGCTTTTGTAATTAAATTAAATTCAACTCTATTAATTCTTTCAGTTCCGTCACCGACTTCGTTTATAACATTATAATCGGTAACTTGTGTTCTAAATTTAAATTTATCTTTATCACCCCAATATTGTCCTGTGAAATTTAATGCTTCAATTACTTGGTTTAATTGTTCAGTATATGTAGTCCAAGCCATACATTCATAACTAATTTCTATAAACTCTGGCATTAAAATATTATATAATTCTCTTTTTGGTTTTACTGCTCCACCTAAAACACTAAAATGGTCATAACGATTATCTTTTGAATATTTTGAAATTGTTTGATAATAAACACCTCTTCTTAAAAAAGGCATTGTTTCATCTTTAGAGACAGTATTTCTTCTAATCATCATTAAAGGTAATTGTAATTTACCTTTTTGGTCTCTGTAAACTCCTTGTCTACGGGAACCATTCCATCTTTCGGAATTACCATATATAACAGGAATTTTTAATGCTTTACCATTATCATCTAAGGTTGGTAAAACCGTATCTTCCAAATAAGACATCATAGCATAATCAATATCAAAAAGGGTGATACTTTGTTTTATATCTCCTGTTTCAGATTTAATTTGCTTTGCTCTATTTAGATTTTCTCTAAGTGGATTTGTAGACATATTATTTTATTCTTTCTTCTATATTCAAAGATGATTTTCTTACCATAAATGTTTCACAAACAACACTAAAATTATTAGATGGTAATCCACCTACAAATTGTACTTCAGTTGTATTACCAATTTCATAATAAGATTGGTCAAAGAAAATAACATCACCAATTTCTGGGTATGTATTTTTTTCCTCTAACATCCATCTATCAAATCTAAATTCTATGTTTTGTGATGTATCTGCACCAAATCCTTCATATCCTGCAGATTGTACAGATTTATTTATTAACACATTTAATTCTACTCCTGGATACCATGTCTTATTCGTAGATTCACCATATAGGTTTACTTTAGTTTCATCTAAATTTACTTTAAACAAAACTGCAATGTTTTCTACAACATCGTCTACCACTTCTCTGGCAAAACTCTTAAATAATTCGATATCTCTACCGACTGCAAATTTTGGCATATTATCCTACATATAATTTTAAAGGAACTTTTCTTAACATCTCTTGGTGGTGAGTTGATTCATGTGCTTTATTTTCCATCACATTCTTTCTACTCATTTCATTTAAATTTTCTCTAAGTTGTTCTATCAACATATCTTTTTCAACTTGAGCCTCTCCTCTCAATGCTGCTCCATCTAACGTTACTTCACCATCTGGTATAGGTACTGAACTATATTTTTCTCTAATTGCACCTAATAATTCTTTTGCAAGTGCAAGAGTATATTTTCTAATCCATTGTTTACCAACGTCATTTATATTTCTATACTGAATAAAATCATATGGAATGTCGGAATAGTCAGAAAGTGAATCTGCTTGAATAGTTTGTGAATCATGTTCAAATTCATCTCTACTCATATATTCAAAATAAACTTTAGTTTTTCCTGTACCTGTTGGAACTGGAAATATTTCTAATTTATTATCTACTATATTAAAACTAAAAGTTGATTTTCTAATATGGTCATTGAATTCAATTTGTTGCATTCTTAACACATCTTCATATAAAGGCATCATTAAGAATTGTGCTGCAGGAGAGTAATTACCAAATCCCAGCTCACTAATTAAGTTTAAAGTTCCTTGTGCTCCAACTGAGTATGGGTCAAAGAATCTTGTAATTGCGGGAATTGCTTCATGATATACTCTAGTTACATCTATTGTTGATGATGAACCTGATAATGATGATGAAATACTATTTCCAGTTGTTGCATCGTATGCATTATTTATTAAATCGTATATTTGAACCGATGCTGTTAAATTTACATATGCTTTTTTAATTGCAGTATTACCACCCACTCCTGCCAAAGTTCCATATTGTTGAGACATACGAACTGCAGTTGGTAAAAATGAACCATCTACAAGTGTTTGTGAATAGTTTTCAACTTTACCTTTAGGTTGTCCTCTAAGAATATCTAAATTGTTTCTAAGATTGAATTGATTGACTTGTGCTGAATATTCCGAAACAGATTCTTCAAAACATGCCCAAATTTGTTGATTATCTAATTCAATATTAACAATAGGGTAACCCAATCTTCTAGCTACCCAAGTTGCTGTTTTTGGGGCATCTAATCTAAAATCAGTATCACTATCATACAATCCAAATGGAGTTGCAGTCGATAATACTACTGATGATGAAAATTCTGATGCAGATGAACCCGTCCAATATGTGTTTACAGACATTACTTAAAATTTATAGTTTTACTACTATAAATATGAATTATATAAATAAAAAAGGGGAAAGTATTTCTACTGTCCCCTTTTTAATATTTTTAATAAAATTGAAAACTATGTTAATCTAACTTTAACTGTACCGGTAGTATGATACAATCCACCAATTGCAACACCAGCTGATGCTGCAGCTCCATCATTTGCAAAACTACCAGTAATATATCCAAATGAAGTATTTGCCATTTTGGTTGCAATACTACCACTCAATGAGGTAATACTACTGCTAACACTACCACTCAAT